ATTCCCTCAACTACTTCGCTAAACTGGTCAACTCCTGACCTTTGCACCCTCCGAAAGGAGGGTTTTTTTATACCCCAGATTCTCTTGGGTTGTAAGATGCCTTGGTGGTTCTGTTGATGTACTGAGAAGAAGTCTCATACTTCATGATGTTTCTCATGTCTGATACGAAACCACCAACAAATTCTGGTTTCAGAATACGAATGAGTCTCTTAGCGTCATTCTGTTTTGTTTCAAATTTGAAATTACTGACTGGACCTGCTGCCTTCTTGTTCAGTAAAATCCAAGTCTTTCTATATGTTTCATCATAAATGAAGTCACCATTCTTATCCTTTGCTGTTTGGATATGAGTGTAGTTTGCTTTGTCTGTGGTTACATTACTTCCAGTCAGAGTTATAAACGTAAAGGTAAAATCTTCATCAACTATACGACCCTTATCTAAAACAGTTCTGTTGTTTTCATCTCTGATTTCATTTGTTTCATAATGATGTGGTTCTAGAAGTGCTGCATCAGAACCATACTTATCTAACATATGAGCATTGAGTTCATTGTTAGTCAGGGGCCATTGGTCTCTAATGTTGGTGATATTGTTAGTAATTAGAATTACCCAGTCTAATTCTGGGTCATCATATACTTGACCAGCAATCGTATCAGGTCTGTCTCCTTCTTTGATCATTTTGAAATCAAAGGCAGTGACTGCAAAATCAATATCAGATCTAAGTCTTGCCCTCTTATAGATGTTCTTGACTAGAACTCTTTCATCACTCCTTTGTCTCCCTGGCAGCAAAGAGACAGCAGATATATTTGGTAACTCTCTGAAATAAGACATTAGTAACCTACCTCGCTGGGTCTAATTGAATAAAGATCTCCTTCACCAACTGGAATCTCATAAGAAACTGTTCTGGTTTCTGTTGTTTCTTCCCCTCCATCAAATACTGTTTCTGTTTCTTCAAAGGATCTAGTTTGAGTTGCTTCTTCACCACTCCTTCTACCTTTGATTACATTCGTACTGTAATCAGATGCGTATACGGGTTCGAGTTCTTTCATCTCAATTGATATTGTGGTGCTCACTGGTTGACCTTTATCATATGCTGACCACTGACCATCTGGTGTATAGTTGACTGCTGTACCTACAACAGCACAAGGTTTGATTCTATTTACACCTTCTATAATCTCTCCCCTTGCAGTGCGATACTGAAGTCTGAAGACATTTGGTGTCCCCAGGTATAGTGTTCTTTGTCCTGCCGCACTATTCATTGTCTTTGCAGCCATTCCTTGCTTGAAGAAACGAATAATTTTTTTGACTTCCCGTGCTTCTCTTTCATCTCTTGGACTCATTCTCCAACTGAATTGGAAGGTTCTGAGTGTCACCTTATTGAATAGCAATTCTGTATTACTATTTGGAATGACACCAAAACCTCTAGCAAGAAGTGACTCTGGTGAAACATTGACACCCAACATACCCAGAATACCAGCACCAAGATTCGTTTTCAATAATGCATCACCACCCTGTTGCTGTAGCATTTGGGCAAGTGCTTTTGCTCTGCCTTGTGCGCTAGCATCTTGCTTTCCGTCAGCACCTACGATACCATCGTTCTGCATACCGATGACACCAAGAGCACCTAGTTTACCTAAGGTTGGATTGATTAGGGATAAACCTCCACCAATCAGTCCAGTCATTGCAGGGTTTCTCATAACACCAGCAGTGAGTGTTGCAGAAAGATTATTCATTGCATCATCACCCCAAGACACAGCATTGGAGTCTGTAATATTATTTGGCATAGGCAACTTCACCATTGCCACAAACTTTTTCAATGGTGATCGTCTTTGTTGACCACGGGTCAGATTCTCAATTGGATTTATATCTCCCGTTCCAAAAATTTGATCTGCTCTTGGTGGTTGATATATGAACTGGTCAATGGTGACGTAATCCTGACCACGAATTTGTCCATAGGTATTGTCTAATGGATACATTGCATTCGCAATCTCATCTCCACCACCTTGTTCAAATAATTTATTGAAGTTTTCTATATCCTTGTCACTGAATTTCATATTTTGGAATATCTCTATTGCCTTTGGCAGTAGTTCTTCTACTTTATCACCTAGAACCCCAGCAAATTGGTTTACATTATCACCTATGTTGTTCAGCAATTCATTGCTTAGTAAACCATCATCGTTGTTACCTGGACTATCACCAGGTGTAACCTTTGATTCCTCATCTACATTATGTGGTGTGACCTGAACTTGGTCTCTGTCTTCTCTATCTGCAGTTTGTCTCTGTGCAGGCACAAAAGAATCTGGTGGAGCGACAACACTTCTTACATTATTTGATTGTCTTTGTTTAGATAATCCGAGTGCTTTCGTGTAACCTAAATCAAGTTGCTGTGATTGTGTAGCAGTCTTACCATTGATAGTTCCGGTCGATAGAATTGCTAATGCCGTTGCTGAATCTGTTACTTCTACACTACCTGGTCCTGCTCCAATACGAATATCACCACTGCTAGTTCTACCAAAATTATCGGTTCTATATGTTCTACCAGAACCACCGCTACTGAATGCACCGTCTTTATTTACAGTTCCCAATACATATGGACGTTCAATATCACCAACTTTCTCATTGGCAACGTAGGATATACTTCCATTTTCATTCAGGCGAGTCTGCACAAAGGTACTCTTACCATTGATTTGGACTCTCCATACAGGTGAAGTTCCAGCGTCTCTTCCACCAACATTGACTAGGTTGGTTGATCTATCATTTGATGATACTCTAGCATCTGTGCTTGCTGACATTTAACTATCCCATGCAGTTTCTGGACTAACAAAGATTCCTGTCTTGTCTACAAAATTTTCAGTCACTAATTTTGCGACATCACGATACTCGTTTCCATCGACTGGAATAGCATACATATCACCCATGGCACCAGGAATGTAACTGTGTATAAGTTTGGAATAACCTACGGAAAAATCCACTTGTTTCTTATTTATCAAGGAAGCAGCAACTTCTCCTCTGATAGCAGGATTTAAGTAGTGTAAGTTAGCACCAAGGACTCTGGTGCTGCTGATTTCTATGATATAAGCAAGGGGTCTCCTATCATAGAAAGGATATCTATCAGGACGTGTTGCATTATAACTAAAGAAACAGAGAGAACCTGGTCCTGGTTCACCAGGATTATTCTGTAGTTCACTAAACAGTTCATTAGCATACCAGTTGGGGTCCTGACCACCACCTGCTCGTGCCATGATCCTACTGCCAATAGTATCTCTTTCTAATGCTGCTTCCTGCTTTCTTTGTTTGAGAGTCTTCCTTGGCATTACTTCTTGATTCCTAGATCGTCTTCAGTCATAATCTTGAATTCAAAGTTGCGGTCAGCACAGAACTCTCGTGCTGCTTTCCATTTTGCTTGATTGACTGCCCAGGTTACGAGAGAGTTCTGCCATGCTTTAGTCTTCCGCTTGGGATTCATATTTGGTTTTGCTACCTGCTTCTTGGGTTTGATTTCTATAACCATTGTCCGCAGTTTGCCTGTCTTATCTGTATACTTGATAAAGAAGTCAGGAAAATAACGATGAATTTTTTTATCTGCAGGTGAAATGTATGGGATAAAGAATTCTTCAGACTGCCACTCATGAATCTGTTCTGTCAAGTCACAATGAACCATGAAGCGTCTTTCCCACAGGGAACGATAGACTATATTATGTGGGTTTCCCTTATACTTTCTGGGATTCGACGGGAGATACCTTCCACTATACGGCATACATAGTATATAAGTAGTTTCAAAGTATTTAGATGGCATCATATTCGCCTGAGGTTCTATACCGGAAGATAAACGATGTTCAGGAAACCTTTGGTGGGTTGTCCCAAACGTCCCAGTTTATGGTGACGTTGAACCTTGGACGTTCTACTATTCGACAGAGTGGTATTGGTCCTTTGAATAGATACCTCACCAGATGTGGATTGTTCGCTCAATCTAAATCGACAGAAGAGACATATGACTTCTTATGTTCTGAAGCATCCTTACCAGGATCAACCTTTGACATGGCAGAAGAATCTGGTAGTCGTCAGGGAGTTCTTGAAAGATTCCCGATGCGTAGAATCTTCTCTGACTTTGATTTGACTTTCTATGTTGACCAAGAGTATAATACTATTCGTATCTTTGAGGAGTGGTTGAATTGGATTGACCCACTCAGCAGAGGTAGCACAACATATAATGGTGATGAAGAAGGTGCAATGGGATTCGACGAGAGCAATAGTTTCTTTAGAATGAGATACCCTAATCAATACAAGACTAAGGTTTCCATTATCAAATTTGAAAGAGGATTCTGGAAGAATCCAAACGAGGTAATCAAGGAAGATAAAATCAAAAAGAAAATTCTTGAGCAACCCATCCTAATCTATGACTTTATTGATGCCTTCCCAATGAATATTGCTGCCATACCATTCTCATATGATGGAAGTTCAATAACAAAAGTTACTGTGAACTTCAACTACGCCAGGTATACTGTATCAAAACAACTTCCTAAAAAGGATTAATATACCCCACTAAATAATTTTATCGTAATCTATCATTATGCCTTTACCAAAGATTTCTACCCCGACTTATGAGTTGGAATTGCCATCAACAGGAAAGAAAATCAAGTATCGTCCTTTCCTAGTTAGAGAAGAAAAGATTCTTATCCTTGCTTTAGAAAGCGAAGACGAGAAGCAGATTGCAAACGCAGTCAAAAATACACTCAAAGATTGTATTCAGACTAGAGGTATCAAGGTCGAGAACCTTCCTACCTTTGACATTGAATACCTGTTCTTGAATATCAGGGGCAAGTCTGTAGGTGAAGCAGTTGAACTGATTGTCACCTGCCCTGATGATGGAGAGACAACAGTTCCTGTCAAAGTTTATATTGATGAAATCAATGTAGTAAAGGAAGAAAATCATACACCAGACATTGACTTGGATGGTAACCTGACACTTCGTATGAAGTATCCCTCATTGAATGAGTTTGTTTCTAACAACTTTAGTTTTGATGATGCTGAGGACTTGGACAAATCATTTGAAATTATTGCTTCATGTATTGATGTAATCTTCAATGCAGATGAGGCATGGTCCACCTCTGATGTAACAAAGAAAGAACTGTTATCATGGATGGATGGTTTGAATTCTGCTCAATTCAAAAAGATTGAGGAGTTCTTTACGACAATGCCTAAGTTAGCACATACTATCAAGGTTACTAATCCAAACACAAAGGTTGAAAGTTCAATCGTATTAGAAGGGTTACAAAGTTTTTTCGGTTGATTATGGCACATATTGATCTTGAATCCTATTACAAGGTCAACTTTTCTCTCATGCAGCATCATAAATACAGTTTAACTGAGGTTGAAAACATGATGCCATGGGAGAGAGATATATACCTTGCTTTACTAAATCAATATGTTGAAGAAGAGAATTCGCGAATTCAACAACAAGGAATGTAAATGGCAGTATCAGGAGTAAGAGCAAGAAGATTCATTCAACCTGCTGGCGGCGCAAGTTCAGTCTTTGCACGTAAGCGGGGAATGGTTGCTCCTGCTCCTGCAAGAGCAGCATTGCCAGCGGGAGATGAAAAAGAAAATAATAGTCGCTTTGGTAGAGCAAAAGGACGTGACTATGGAAA